AATGTACCTGTCGGGTCTCGTGTGCGGACTCGTGGTTGGACTTCTGTCCCTCATTCTTCGCTAACAGAGAAAGGAGAACACTATGAAAGCAGTCACAAACAAGATGCAGATTCTCAATCACCTGCTCGGTCAGAAGCATATCTCTCAGCTTGAAGCCCTCGGCGTGTACCGGTGCTTCCGGCTGTCGGCGGTCATTCATGAACTGCGTAAGGAAGGCTACAACATCCTGTCGCATTGGAACGTGGACGCAACCGGCAAGCGTTACAAGCGGTATTACCTCGCCGCGAAGAAGTAGGTGACGCTTATGGCTGACGGGAAGTTCCTGCGGCATGAAGCGTGTCCCAAGTGCGGTAGCAAGGACAACCTCGCCCGATACGAGGACCACGGTTACTGCTTTGGGTGTGGGCATTACGAGGGTACGGGGGGCGTTGAAGCAGAACGCCCTATCCTCGACAACATCAACTTCGTCTATGGCGAGTTCATGCCATTGATGAAGCGTCAAATCAGCGAGGACACCTGCCGGAAGTTCGACTACCGGGTCGGTGTCTATCGTCAGCGCGACGGCTCCCTGTCCCCTGTCCAGATTGCGAACTATCGGCTGGACGGGAAGGTAGTCGGGCAGAAGATTCGTTTCCCCAATAAAGACTTCAAGTACGTCGGTGACGGGACTCCGCCGCCCCTCTTTGGTCAACACCTGTGGGGCAACGGCGGGAAGATGCTTGTTGTGACTGAGGGCGAGATTGACTGCATGACAGTCAGTCAAGTTCAAGGCAACAAGTACCCTGTGGTCTCTGTCCCCAACGGCGCGCAGGGCGCAAGGAAAGCCCTTCAGCGTGAACTGGAATGGCTTGAGCGCTTCGACTCCGTCATCCTCATGTTCGACATGGACGAGCCGGGGCAGGAAGCCGCGAAGCTGTGTGCTGAAATCTTTACGCCCGGCAAGGCGAAGATTGCTCACCTGCCGATGAAAGACCCCAACGAGATGCTTCTTGCCGGTAAGGGTGAGGAAATCATCCGTGCTGTCTGGAACGCAAAAGAGTACCGGCCCGATGGAATCATCGCCGGTCCAGACTCGTGGGACTTGTTTATGAAGAAGCGCAACGCCGTGTCCATTCCCTATCCGTGGGAGCCGCTGAACAAGCTGACCTACGGTCTGAGGAAGCATGAGCTTGTGACGGTGACGGCTGGTACAGGTATCGGCAAGTCAACCCTCTGTAGAGAACTAGCGTATCACCTAGTCAAAGCCGGGCAGAAGGTTGGCTACATTGCGCTTGAGGAATCGGTAGGTAAAACTGCCGAGTCCTTCATCTCTCTTGAACTCAACATTCCTCTCCATACCTCAAAGACCCCGGTCTCAGACTCGGTGCTTCAAGATGCGTGGAAACGGGTGTTCGACAACAACCGGTTCTTCCTCTACGACCATTGGGGTTCAACCGACATCGACAATCTCATTTCAAAGATGCGCTACCTCGTCCGGTCCTGCGGTGTGGATTGGCTGTTCCTCGACCATATCTCCATCGTGGTCTCCGGCATCACCGATGGCGACGAGCGGCGAATGATTGACAACATCATGACCCGGCTCCGCACCTTCGTTGAGAACGTGGACTGCGGACTCATCATCGTTTCGCACTTGAAGCGGACCGATGAGAAGACATCCCACGAGGAAGGCGGACGAGTCCGGCTGTCTCACCTGCGAGGGTCCGGCGCAATCGCTCAGTTGAGCGACATTGCCATCGGCCTTGAGCGGGACCAGCAGGACGAAGAATCTGCAAATGTGGTGGCGGTCCGTGTGTTGAAGAACCGGTATTCCGGTGACACAGGTATTGCCTGTGAAATGTACTACGACAAACTGACAGGTAGGCTTTACGTCCGAGAAGCCGAGCAGGTGTTGTTCACTCAGGCGGCGACTGAGGACGGAAGCATCGACTACTGACAGAAAGGAAGGTTGCTTATGGGAAAGTACCCATCATGTGATTCCTGCGACGCATACAAGGACACGTTCTGTGTGGACCGCAAGACGGGCGTCAGGAAGTTTGAACCAGACCCCCGGCTCGGCTGTGCTGACCACAAGCCGGTCAAACTGTTCCGTATGCACGACCATACGGACGAGTCCCGCAAGTCCCTCGGGCCGAACATCCTCGACAACAACGGCATCGAACTGGACGAGAAGAACCCCGGTCCGATGGGGGATTGGAGAGCGAAGATTCCAAGTAAGGTCTGTGCTTCATGCCGCTTCAACATTCCTGATTCCGGTAAGCGTTTCTGTACGACAAAGGGGCGGGACATTTTTGATGAACTGTCAACTTGTTGCGCGTGGCAATCGCCAGAGGTAAAGAAGTCTATCCCGACAGAGTTATTCACCGTGACGAAGTCCGGCGATGCAAGCACGTCGGAACATTACAAACACTTTCGGATTCAGCCCATCGACTTCATTGTCGCCAATGACCTCGGGTTTCTTGAGTCGAACGTCATCAAGTACATCTGCCGGTATCCCTACAAGGGGTCCGCGCTGAAGGACTTAGAGAAGGCTCGGCAGTACGTCGATTGGCTCATTGAGCGTGAGAGAAAGAGAGGTTCTGTATGACATACACATCCCTGAGAACTATTTTCCAGCGAGTCAAGTGACCGAAAGGAGATTGGATGAGCGTACGAATCTTTGACATTGAAACGGACGGGTATGACCCGACCCGTATTCACGTCCTCGTCATCAAAGACGTGGACACAAACGAGGTCCACCGGTTTCGGCAGAACGGGTGTGAGAACTCTATCCCGCTCGGACTTCAGATGTTGGCGGACTCTGACGTTATCGTTGGACACAACATCATCAAGTATGACCTGTGGGCAATCCGTAAACTATACCCGAACTGGAAGACCCGCGCCAAAGCTTTCGACACCATCGCCTGTACCTATCTCATCTGGACGAACGTCAAGGACATTGACATGGCGAAGGCCAATCGCGGGGAGTTCCCGAAGGACTGTATTAAGAAGCATCACTTGAAGGCGTGGGGCTACCGGCTCGGCATCTTCAAGGGTGAGTTCACCGGCCCGTGGGAGAAGTGGACACAAGAGATGGAAGACTACTGTGTCCAAGACGTTGAAGTCACCCATGCGCTTTACAACCTCATCATCAGTAAGAACTACTCCCAAGCGGCCTTAGACCTTGAGCATGAAGTGTATCCTCTCATCGCAGAGCAGGAACGCAACGGCTTTATGTTTGACCGAGCCGCCGCTGTTGAACTGTATGCGACTCTGGTGAAGAAGCGTATGGAACTGGAAGCCAAACTCAAGGAGTGCTTTGAGTGGTGGTTCGGGCCCGGCGCGTCGTTCACTCCGAAGAAAGACAACGCAAAGAAAGGTTACGTCGCCGGGGCGACCATGACGAAATTGAAAATCGTGGAGTTCAATCCCCGGTCCCGTGACCATATCGCAGACCGTTTGATGAAGCTCCGTGGCTGGCGACCAACATCGTTCACCGATGGTGGTAAGCCGGAAGTGAACGAAGAAATCATCGCCGCTCTGCCCTATCCCGAAGCCCCGCTCATCGGGGAAATGCTCATGGTCGAGAAGCGAATCAGTCAACTCGCTGAAGGCGACCATGCGCTACTCAAGCACTACAACGAGGATGACTGCCGGATACACGGTGGCGTACTCATCAACGGAACTGTGTCAGGACGGGCGGCTCATGTGTATCCGAATCTGGCGCAGGTTCCACAGCCACGCTCACCGTATGGCAAAGAGTTCAGAGCTTGCTTCATCGCCCCTGAGGGCATGGTCCTCGTGGACGCTGACGCATCAGGGCTTGAGCTTCGAATGTTGGCACATTACCTCGCCAAGTATGACGGCGGGGAGTACGTTAAGGTCATCCTCAACGGTGACGTGCATACACACAATCAGCACATGGCGGGACTTGATACTCGTGACCAAGCCAAGACGATGATTTATTGCATGATTTACGGCGGCGGTGACGAGAAGCTTGGAAGCATCACTCACAAAGGGGCGCGTGAAGGGAAGCGACTTCGCAATCGGTTCCTTGAGAACGTCCCGGCATACGCGAAACTGGCTGAGGGCGTCAAGTCAGCCGCCCGTGCGCGGAAGTATCTCATCGGTCTGGACGGTAGGCAACTGCTGGTCCGGTCCCTTCACTCAGCACTCAATCTTCTTCTTCAGTCGGCGGGCGCGCTCATCATGAAAAAGGCTATGTTTTTGTATCACGAAGACCTGTGGCGACAGGGAATCAAGTTCAAACAGGTCTGCTGGATTCACGATGAGTATGTCGTAGAGTGCCGCCCTGAGGACGCGCAGAAAGTAGGTGAAGCTATGACAAATGCAATCAAGAAAGCTGGCGAGTTCTTCAACCTTCGTTGTCCGTTATCAGGAGAATTTCACGTTGGAAAGAATTGGGCCGAAGTCCATTGACAAAGAAGCGTTGTGGGGGCTGTGGTAAATTCTTACCGCTGAGTTCATTCTGGAAGGGGAACAACAAGTATGGGCGACACGTCTATTGCAAAGCGTGTCATCTTCAAAACAAAACCGAATGGCGATTGAAGAATCCTGTAGCTGGTATGTTGTCTGGTGCGAAGCGTCGAGCAAAGAGGCGGGGAGTACCATTCAATATAACAGCAGAGGATATTCAGATTCCGACAGTCTGTCCAATTCTCGGTATGCCATTAGAGCCGAATCACGATGGCACACATTTATCTAACCCGAACAGTCCATCTTTAGATTGTGTTGACCCGACGCTTGGGTATGTGAGGGGGAATGTTTGGGTTATTTCTCAACGAGCGAATTTAATCAAAAACAACGCAACACCGGAAGAACTAATGCTGTTAGCCACAAAGGTTTATGAGCGGGTTTACTGTACCCAAGACTGTGCCGTACCAAATCAACCATAAAGGAGACACACTATGATGACATACGAAAAGAGAACCATTCTGAACGCCATCCCCGTCGGGAAGGCGAACTCTATCACCAGAAACGAATTGAAGGCCGTCACCGGTTTCACCGACAGGGCTATCCGCCGGTACATCGCTGAGATGGTGACGGACCGTGAGGCGGACATCATCTCCACGTCTAACAACAGCGGCTACTATCGTGCGAACAATGTGTGGGACTATACCGACGCCATCACCAACCTCCGCAAGAAGAACTTTGCGATTCAGCAGAGGCTCATGGCGCTGGAAGCCATGCAAGCCAACTTCGCACGTGGGGCGTCGTCCAATGCGGTCTAAGTTTGGTTGGACCGTTGCGACACTCGCCATCACGTTCTTCTTCGCGCTGATGCTTCTTATCGCATGGCCCGTCAATGCTGATGAGGTAGTTATCCCCTATCTCTCAGTCGAACCGGATTGGCTTGTCAGGTATTACCTCGACGGAAGGACGGTGAAGGTGTGATGACGCTGAAAGTGGAAGTGAACCTGCAAGTGGTCGAACACTATCTCGACAAGTATCGACAGTCGGTTATTGAATCGAAGATGGACCGGCTGTCTCACGACATTCTACTTGAGCGGACCCGCAAGATGCACCGGGAGTTGGGAACACTCGTGTCCTATCTTGAAAACTGGAAGGAACCTTCCAATGGATAGGCGCGAACTGGAACGACCCTGTCCTGAGCAATGGACGCACCCCGAGACCGGAGAGTCCATCACTCAGTTCTGCAAGCGGAAAGCAAAACAACGCGTCAAGGACGATGCTCCCTATCTCATCGCTGTTGGGGAGCGGATGTCCTTTGACTTTGGCGAATCAGAAGGAGAGTGACTTTATGGACCCCGTGACAATCACAAGTTTCATTACTGGTCTGTTTAAGCCTATCAGCGACCTCGTGACGGGGTGGCAGAAGCGTCAACAGGCAAAGCTTGAGTCCGACCTGCGTATCAACGAGGCGAAGACTCAGGGCATGGAAGCCCGTCTGAGGACCGGGCAGGAAGCTGACATCGCATGGGAGAACACAAGCATCACGAACTCGGGCTGGAAGGATGAGTGGTTCACCGTCGTTCTTAGCATCCCGGCTATCATGTGTTTCATCCCGTCGATGGCGAAGTACGTTTCTGACGGGTTTGATGCCTTGAAGGGAACCCCCGAGTGGTATCAATGGGCGTTCCTCGTCGCCGTGGCGTCAAGCTTCGGCTACAAGAAGATTGCCGACTTCATGGCACTCAAGAAGGGCGCATGAGTCTTGCGCGTAAAGCCCAAACAATAGTCATCACTCTCAGCGACGGGACCGTGGTGCGATTCTGCGGTCCTGCCGTTGTGGAGCCGGGTGAGACGCGCACCATCAAAACCATTTACTTCACAGAACCATTCGACTTGCCGGAAGACACGTTCTTTGAGGAACTGCACCCGGCAGGAAAGGAGAACTGAAAATCATGTTACCGAAACTCATGCTTCTACTGGCGTTCATTCTAACGCTGACCAACATCTTTGAACTCACCGCTATCTCTTGGTGGATTATCGGGGTGCTTGTCGCTATTCCCGTCGTTCTCGCGCTAATTGCCATAGCGGGTGTAATTTCTTTTTGGGCTTGGTTGAACAAGTGAAGAAACGTCCGACCAAGAAGTCTCGGACGATTCTGGTGGATGGAGATATTGTACTCTACCAACAGGCTTTCGTTAATTCGAAGTCTGTTGATTGGGGTGAGGGTATCGTGAGCGAGTGGCTGGAACAGGACTTGGCGTACAACGGTGCGCGAGAGTTCGTGTACTGGCTGAAGGAACTCGTCCATGCCACCGACATACTCGTCATGGTAACTGGCGGCAAGAGCTTCCGCCTAGACATTAACCCAAACTACAAGGCGAACCGGAAGGATAAGGAGAAACCGAAACTTCTGGATATTACCATCCAAGCTCTCAATGACAACTTCACCGTCATCTCAGAACCGAAACTTGAGGCTGACGATTTGCTTGGACTGTATGCTACCGACAGTCAGCTTTGCGGCGGGGACAAAATTATCTGCTCCATCGACAAGGACATGATGACCCTGCCGGTCCAACTTTACAACTGGAACCGGACTGAACAGGGCGTCATCAAGGTCAATCCCATCGACGCTGAGTACCGGTTCTTCCTGCAAACTCTCATGGGCGACCCGGTGGATGGATACCACGGTATCCCGAAGGTCGGACCGAAGAAGGCGCAGGACATCCTCAACGCCGCAATCGAAGAAGGAATCCCTCTGTGGGATGCCGTCACAAACGCTTATATTTCAAGGGGTTTGACGATTGAGGACGCGCTGTTGAACGCTCGGATGGCGTACATTTTGAGGACCGGCGATTACAACTTCAAGACACATGAGGTAAGACTATGGAATCCTTAAACAATTCAAAAGTGGTGCCCAAAGGAAGACAGAATGTTCTAACTAAGGGTCCAACCTTTAGTGACCTTCCCGGCACAATCGCTTATCTGAAGTCTCAGTTCCCCGACACCTGTCCGGCCCTGAGTCTATCGGACCGCGAGATATGGTTTCGGGCTGGTCAGGCGTCTGTCTGGAAGCATCTTCTAAGCGTCCTTGAGGACTTAGAAGAACGCGAACTTGAAACCTCACAGGTTCAGATTCGCGGTTAACCTACATTTGGGAGCATGACAAATGGCTGGAATCAATCCTTATTACAGGCGCAAGGTGCGCGTTCATAACCTCGGCTTTAAAGAGCTTGAGGGTGTGTTGAAGAATAAGGGGACTGTCCGCGTGTCTTACAAGGACGGCTCGGCCTTCCTGTGGGATACCGCACAGGACTTCTCGTCTGTGGCGATTCCTTCCCGCGCAACCGGCAAGGGTACTCGGCGTTACAAGGCATACATCTTTGACGCGAGTGGTTACGTCATCAGCGGATTCTGTGACATCGAAGACACCAACTACGCTGTCGGCGCGGACGTTGTCGTGAACGGTACGTTTGCCGCTGACTCCGATTGGGCGAAGGGTGCTGGCTGGACTATCGCAGACGGTAAGGCGGCGAAGGAAGCGGGTGAGGCGTCGAACCTCGCGGCTTCTGCGGCTGTTGCTACCATCGCACATGGCGGTCTGTACCTCGTGAACGTGAAGGTCGCTTGTACGGCTCCGGGGACTCTCGTGGTCAAGGCAGGTAACACCAATGTTGGTTCTATCGTTTGCGCTAAGGCGGCTGAGGAAGCGAACTTCTCGTTCTTCTACACCGAGCCTACCGGCAACGTAAAGCCGACTATCTTCGCGGACCAGACCTTCGCGGGGACCGTTGACGACTTTCAGTTCAAGCAGGTCACGCACCAAGACCCCAACGTGTGTATCCAACTGTTCGCCGCGCAGGTTGGTGGCGCTCAGAACATCGAGGGTACTGTTTCCAGCGTACCCACGCAGTTCAACGCAAATAGCGCGCTGACGTACAAAATCATCCCGCTGTTCTAAGGGAAGGGGGTTCTCCTATGAGTATGAATCCCTTTTTCCGGCGCGTGATGCGCGTCAATAAGCTCGGCTACAAAGGGCTGGTCGGCATTGAGACCGAGAAAGGAACCGTCACTATCAACGCGGCTGACGGGACTGCGGCTCTCACCGATTCCGGTCAGGACTTTACAGCCTATGCTATTCCTTCCGGTGCAACCGGTAAGGGCGCACGTCGCTTCAAGGTCTACATCTATGAAGGGACTGATGTTATCTCAGCCTATCTGGATGTTCTCAATGGTGGCGTTACGTCCATCAAACTGTTCAATGCACAGGCGGGTGGCTCTCAGAACGTCGAGGGCGGCAACGCAAGTATCCCCGCAGGGTTCGATACTGGCGGAACTCTGACGTACAAAATCATCCCCCTGTTCTAATGTCAAATGTCCTGCTCGTGGGGCGATAATACACGAGCGAGAATCCTTTTCCATCTCCTTTCCTTTCTGTGAGAGGGGCAGGTGAACCGCACACTTGCCCCTCATCTCATTACTCCATTCGGAGAACTCTATGTCTAAAAATCCCCTGTATCGTTACACGCTGAAGTGCAACTCCATCGGATACGATGAATTACTTGGCGATGGGTTTAACTTGGGAACTGTTGTGCTGTCTGTCGCTGATGGGTACGCCATGCTGTACGATTCGGGACAGGACTTCTCAAAGTTCTCCCTTCCGTCCGGTGTGACAAACAAAGGTTCCCGTCGCTATCAGGTCTATGCGTTTGAAGGTTCCGATGTCATCACCGGGTTTCTCGACCTGTGCAGTTCTGGTGAATCGCTAGGTTCTGAGCTTCGTGGGGACGCCTCTGTCTACCCTGAGTTCGAAGCTACTTGGTCTTCGGCTGAAGGACGCCTCTCTCTTCGTAATTGGTCCGGTGGTCATGGTGTGTTTACCATGAGTTGTACGACAGGCAAACTTTACAAACTGACCTTTAAGGCCGCGCAGATAATGGGTCAGGGTCTCTACTTTGATGACTTGACAATAACTTTCGGAAGTAGGTCATGGACGGTTGCGCCATATCACGCGGGATCAAGCATCGACTATGAAACAGAATACAACGCGTACACCTACTATTTAACCGCGCCAAGTTCCTCACCGACGCTCGACTTCTATAAACCGAGTGGGTGGCAAAACCATATGCACGCGATTTGGGACATCAGCTTCAAGGAAGTGGTTGCCGCTCCTATCACGCGCGGCATTAAGGTCTATGACGCGCAAAGCGGCGGTTCACAGAATTGGTGCGCCGGTCTAGCGAATTTTGCGAGTGGATTTAATTATCTATCCACGGCCCTCACCTACAAAATCATCCCCCTGTTTTAAAGGAGACTATCAATGTGTATTGGCGGTAGCCCGAAGTCCGTTACTCCCCCTGCCCCCGCCCCCGTTCCGCCCCCGCCCCCGGCTGAGGAAACCCCGAAGGTCATGCAACCGGCGGTTGAGAAGACGGCGGGCAAGAAGAAACAGATGCAGGGCCGAAGTGCTCTGAAGGTGGACCTTCAGGCTGGCGGCGACGCATCAGGTCGTTCCGGCCTCATGATTCCAACATAACTACAAAGGCGATAAATGGATACTACCCGAACCAACGGCCCTATCAAGGCTCGGTATGAGAAGCAAGCACTTACCCGCAAGCCCTTCCTTGACAGGGCGCGTGAGTGTTCGCGGTATACCATTCCGACTCTCATTCCGCCTGAGGGGGCAAACGAACACACGAAGTTCAAGACTCCGTATCAGGGCGTCGGCGCACGCGGCGTAAACAACATTGCCGCGAAGCTCCTGCTTGCCTTGTTCCCCCCTAACAGTCCGTTCTTCAAACTCTACATCCCCGATGACAAGGTCAAGGCTGAGATTGAACAAGACCCGCAGACGAAGGACCAGATTGAGCTTGCCCTTTCCAAGATTGAGCAGAAGGGCGCAAAGCACATCGAATCGTCCAACGCCCGGTCCAGCCTGTTCGAAGCCCTGCGTCATCTGGTGGTCGGTGGGAACATCCTGCTGTACTGCCCGAAGGACAAGAAGCTCTCACTTCAAGTCTACAAGCTGGAAAACTATGTGGTCAAGCGAGACCCCGCAGGGAACACCGTGTCCCTCATCACGAAGGAAACGACGGTGTGGGAACTTCTCCCTGATAAGGTGAAGGAAATTGTCCCGCGTCCGCCTGAGGAAAACGCTGACCCGAACAAGAAGTACGAAAAGAAAATTGACATCTATACGGAAATCGCTTTGGTCGATGACCGTTGGATTGTCAAGCAGGAAATCGAAGGAAAGAACCCCCCTGATTCCTTCGGTCACTATCCGAAAGAGAAGTGTCCGTGGATTCCTCTCCGCTTTGTCAAGGTGGATGGTGAGGACTACGGGCGAGGGTACGTTGAGGAATATCTTGGCGACCTCATCTCTCTTGAGGAACTGATGCGTTCCATCGTGCAGGGTTCCGTTGCCGCCGCGAAGATTCTCTTCATGGTCAAGCCGAACTCCCTCACGAAAAAGAAAACTCTTGAGAACGCCGAGAACGGGGACATTGTCGAAGGCTCGGCTGATGACGTGTCCACGTTACAGGCAAACAAGTTCAACGACTTCAGAGTCGCCAGTGAGACGGCTCAGAAGATTACGGAGCGGCTGGCTCATGCGTTCCTGATGAACACAGCTATTCAGCGTCAGGCCGAGCGTGTGACGGCAGAGGAAATCAGGTACATGGCGCAAGAGCTTGAGGATGCCATCGGTGGCATCTATTCGCTTCTCGCGCAGGAACTTCAGCTTCCCTTTATCCGACTCGTGCTGGACCGCCTGTCGCAACAGGGTGTCCTGCCTACCCTTCCCGCGAACCTCGTTGACATCACCATCGTTACCGGACTTGAAGCCCTCGGGCGCGGTCAGGAGATGGCGAAACTCGACACCTTCTTGAAGCATCTGTCCCCGCTTGGACCTGAGGTTATCGCTCAGTATGTGAACCTCGACAATTATATGACCAGACTCGCCACCTATCTTGGCATGGATTTGACAGGTCTTATAAAGTCCAAAGAGGAAATCGCTGAGGAACAGGCTCGTCAGCAGGATGCGATGCAGAAAGCAGAGATGCAGAAGTTGATGCTCAACAAGGGACCGGATTACATCAAGGCAGGAACTCAGGCGGCACAGGCTTACAACGAAGCCCAACAGCCGCCAACCCAATAAAGATCCATGAGAGGTTTGTATGCCCGAATCGGTAGTTGTTAAAGGCGACCCCACGCCGGACCCTGCTCTCAACCAGCAGGATAATCCCAACAATCAGCAACAGCAGAACAACGCACCCGACCCCAATCGCCCGGCATGGCTTCCTGAGAAGTTCAAGACCCCCGAAGACCTCGTCAAGTCCTATCAGGAACTTGAGCGTGAGTATACGAAGGTCAAGCAAGGCCAGCAGACGCCCCCGGCGAACCAGCAGACCCCGGCAGGTCAACTCAAGATTGACGAGTCTGGTAAAGTAATGGTCGGCAACCTCGACGTGTCCAAGTACAACAACGAGTTCGCTCAGACCGGGCAACTCAGCGAAGCATCGTACAAGGAACTGGAAGGCATGGGTCTTCCGAAGGCGATGGTTGATGCGTATATTGAGGGCCAGAAGTCCCTCGCCAACTCCTTCGTCGCAGACGTTCAGTCGAGCGTCGGTGGAGCGGAAGCCTACACTCAGATTCTAACGTGGGCAAAGACGAACCTCTCCCAAGAGGAAATTACGGCGTTTAACAACGTCTGTGAGAACGGCAATATCCCGCAGGTGAAACTTGCGGTCGCCGGAATCAAGGCCAAGTACGAAGCCGCCAATGGCAAAGACCCGAATCTCACTCGGGGTGATAAGGGCGGTTCCCCGGCTGTCGGCGGATTCCGGTCCTATGCAGAGGTCACTCAGGCAATGAGCGACCCGCGCTATCAGACGGACCCCGCGTACCGTCAGGATGTTATGGATAAACTCCGTACATCCAAACTCTTTTAGGACGTTCTCTTAGAGCGTTCTTCACCTAACTGAGTCAAGGTTCAACCAGACTCTTTGCCCTGTCTGCGGACGGGAAAACTCAGAGAAAGAAAACCAGAGACTCGGGCAGGACCATTACAACTCCATACCTCAATAATCTCTAAAGGAGATAACAACAATGGCACTTCCCGATTACACCGTTTCAAGGCTTGGCCTCAAGGACGGTAACGCTGATGCCGTAGAGCTTTTCCTTAAAGTCTACGCTGGCGAAGTCCTGACTGCTTATGAGAAGAAGACCATCGTTAAGGGGCGGCATCTGGAGCGCACCATCGCGTCCGGTAAGTAGATTTGCCGGACATTAAACATCTCTTAAATTCGGTGAAACTCCCATAGGGACAATACCGAGCCAAGCCTGACCGAAAGGCAGGAAGGTGTAACGACTATTATGTAGGCCGGAAGTCCGGTCGAAAAAGGAGACACGCGACAATGGAGCAAATCCATAGTCGTAGGTGTCGCCTGTGTGGGATTGAAAAACCCATCTCAGAATTTTACTACCGTAAAGATATTAGAAAATATCGACACGAGTGTAAAGCCTGTCTCATTGAAAAACACCGATTCAAAACCCTCGGCGTATGTAATACCAAGTATGATGAAATGCTTGTCATACAAGGTGGTCGGTGCGCCATTTGTGGGGCAACTCTAAATAGCTCCCGATACACGAAGTTCGCTGTGGACCATAACCACAAGACGGGAGTGGTGCGTGGATTACTCTGCACCAACTGTAACACCGCTATCGGTTTAATGAAAGACAGTCCTGAGAGATTACAGGCGGCTATTACATACCTACGCAAGCACGAAGATATAGTCTGACCTATGCGGCAACGTATAGCTGTCGTAAGACGGGCGCAGAGTAACGACCTGCGTTGAACATTTTTGAAATCTGCTCAGTTCCCCCTGACGTGGAAGGCTGTTGCGTCCCTGCACACTCCCGGCGCTATGATTGACGGTCAGTCCATCAAGCACTCGGAGAAGGTCATCGACATCGACGGTCTGCTCATCGCTCCCGTGTTCATCGCTTCGATTGACGAGGCTATGAACCACTACGAAGTCCGCTCCATCTACACCAACGAGCAGGGCATCGCCCTCGCGGACCAGTATGACCGCGAAGTTCTGCAATGCCTCATCCTCTCGTCCCGCGACTCCGAGACCTTCACGGGTTCCGGTGCTGGCGGGGCTATCACGGACGCAGACCTCGCCACGGATGCCGACATCCTCGCCGGTGCGCTCATGTCCGCCGGTCAGAAGATGGACGAACTGAATGTCCCCGATGCGCCGCGCTTTGCGGCCTTCAAACCCGCTCTGTACTGGCTTCTGCTTCAGAGCGACCTCGTCATCAACCGCGACTACTCCAACGGCGGCGACGTCCAGAAGGGTAAGGTGTGGGAACTGGCGGGTATCGAGATTCTGAAGTCGAACAACGTCCCGTCCACGAACATCAACTCTGGTATCGCCAAGTATCAGGGTAACTTCACCAAGACGAAGGGTGTTGTGTGGCATCCTCAGGCCGCTGGCACGGTCAAGCTGATGGACCTCGCCCTCGAGTCGGAATACCTCATCACCCATCAGGGAACGCTCATGGTGGCCAAGTATGCCGTTGGACACGACTCCCTGCGCCCTGAGGGGGCGGTTGAGATTGCCCTGCCCTAGTTGCGTCTAGCCACGCTAACCAGCAGTAACCATTAACCCAACCGAAGGGGGACTTGAAGGAAACTTTGAGTCCCCCTTTTTGTAAAGGAGAAATGAAGAAGTGTAAGAAGTGCGGCGAGATGAAGCCGCTTGGCGAGTTCTACACAGGAAACGCCTACCGAAGTTATTGCAAATCCTGCTGGTCCAAACACCACACACCAAAAGCACGACAGACTAATATCAGAAGGTTCTACGGTATAGACGAAGAAACATATCAGGAGATGTTGTCTGAGCAAAACGGAGTGTGTGCTATTTGTGGACGAACTGCCGAAGAAGTTGGAACTCGGTTCAAACATCTCGCCGTTGACCACAATCACGACACAGGTTTAATTCGCGGTTTACTTTGCACCAGATGTAACACCGCTATTGGCCTGTTTGAAGACGACACCATCCGGCTGGAACGCGCAATAGAATACATAAGGAGCAACCAATGAACATAGCTTTACTGAGCGAGCTTGATGCTGTCAATTTTATGCTTGAAAGTATCGGCTCTATGCCCGTCGCTTCTCTGGATGACTCAGGTGTCGCTGACGTAGCTATTGCCAATTTCATTCTTCAGCAGACCTCGCGCGAGGTTCAGTCGGAAGGATGGGCGTTCAACTTTGATACAAACATCACCTACACGCCGGACATCGACGGCAACATCACCTTCGGCGCAAACATCCTGAGAGTCACCCCGACCTATCGGAACGTGTGGGGGTGTGATGTCGCCCTTCGCGGTCAGAAGCTCTATGACCGACACAACAAGACATACACCTTCACGAGCGACATCAAGCTCGACACAGTCACGTTCCTTGCGTGGACCGACCTGCCTGAAACGGCGAGAAATTACATTGCCATCAAAGCGGCCCGGCGGTTCGCACAGAAGGTTCTCGGCGCGGATTCCGTTTGCACTTGGACGGAGAACGACGAGAAAGATGCCCGTCGCATCATTGAGGAATACGAGGGCGACACGGGCAAGTACAACATCCTCAAGAACAATCCCGGCCTTCGGAGATAGAACTTCTAGTTCACTTCATTAAAAGGACTCCATTAAAATGTCGAACAGAATCAGCAGAGGGATTCCCGGCTTTCACAACGGAATCTCCCAACAGGCGGCGGCGAACAGACTACCCTCTCAGGTGGCTGACGCGGTCAACGTGTTCCCTTCGCTCGTTGAGGGGATGACGGACCGTCCCCCGCTGAAGCACATAAAGAAGCTCAACACGACTCCCGGCATCTCGGACTATTTCGTCCACCTTTACAACCGGGATGCGACTGAGCGGTACGTTGTCCTTATCGGCAACCAGACCATCAAGGTTTACGATATGGCAGGCAACGAGAAAACGGTGAACACACCGGACGGACTGACGTATCTAGCAAGTTCAAACCCGCGTCAGGACTTCGCGGCTGTCACCGTGGCAGACTACACGTTCATCCTCAATAAGACCGTTGAGGTTGCTATGGACAAGGCGGAAGAAGCTGAGGATGCGCCCTACGAAGCTATCGTGTGGGTTAAGCGCGGAGTCCAGAGCAACAAGTACACCGTCACCCTCGGCGTCACGGATTATACCGTAACCACCGGCGACTCCAACAGCCCGGCAACCTATCGGACCGACCAGATTGCGTCAGACCTCAAGGCGTTAATTGAGGCTGGCGGTGGCGGCTACACCGTCTATCGTAAAGGCTCAGTCCTCAAGATTTCGCGCAGTACCGACTTCACCTTTGCGGTGTGGGACTCCTACGGGGAGACCGGCATCAAGGGAATGAAGCACACCGTTGACAAGTACACGGACCTTCCGCCGAACTGTTGGGACGGGGTCCGGTTGAACGTCCTCGGTGACGGCAAGGATGTCATCACCGACTATTACGTCGAGTACACGTCTGAAGACGGCGCATCGGCGGGAGTGTGGAAGGAATCGCGGGGCTGGTCTCAGTCCAACCTGTTCGATGACTCCACCATGCCTATGCAGTTGGTCCGTGAACCGGACGGCACGTTCACGCTGGAACGCTGTCTGTGGGACGAGCGTATGGTTGGCGACGATGACACTTGCCCCCTTCCGTCCTTCGTTGGGCGGAGAATCAATGACATCTTCTTCTTCAGAAACCGGCTCGGATTCATCTCGGACGAAAACGTCATCTTCTCTCGGGCGGGGGAGTTCTTCAACTTCTTCCCTGAGTCTGTGACGGACGTTCTGGATACCGACCCGATTGATACCACGGCATCGCACGTTAAGGTCTCCATCCTCAACCATGCCGTTCCGTACAGTAAGTCCCTGCTCCTGTTCTCCGACCAGACGCAGTTCATGCTCACGTCGGATACCATGCTGACGCCGAATGACATCAAGATTGACCAGACAACTGAGTTCGCTTGTTCGTCCCGGTGCAAGCCCATCGGTCAGGGACCAAACGTTTACTTTGTAAATCCGCGTGGGAATTATGACGGTATCATGGAGTATTTCATGCAGGAAGATACTGTCACCAACGACGCAGCGGACATCACCGCTCACGTTCCGAAGCTCATCCCGAGCGGGGTCCACAAACTCATCGGTTCCCCCAACACAGACATCTTCTTTGCGCTGAACTCTGACGAGCCGCAGACCTTGTTTGGGTACAAGTATTACTGGTCCGGCAATGAGAAACTTCAATCCGCGTGGGTGAAGTGGGAACTCTCGGCTGACAATGAAATCATTGGCGGCGACCTCATTGACACGACCATGTACCTCATCATTAAGCGGTCTGATGGGTTCCACCTGATGTCCATGTCTGTCGAGGAAGGCGCGATTGATGACATCGGCTTCCTCATCCTGCTCGACAACCGGGTCGAACTGACCGGGGTCTATGACGCAGGAAACGATTGGACTACTTGGACCCTGCCGTATGA